TAGAATTTGAGGGTGACACAATTAAATTCAAGTGTAAGAAGAATATGCTATTAGACATTTATACTAGGGATGAGTTGTGGGAAATAGTTAGAAATTGGGATGGTAAGCTTAGATCACGCGCCTTTATTAAAGACGAACTTTCCAAACAGAGATTGGCCGTCGCCAGCAATATTGAGGCTTATCTTTACGAAGCCTACATCATGTCTCAGTATGGTGGTGGTTACAAAGACTGGCTGGGTGTAACGTTGAGTGAAAAGGACCAAGACGAATACAACCGGGCTGTTACATCATTCTTCTTAATGCGAGAGGGAAGTTACGCACTTCCTTTCGATTTTCGACGGTTTGATCATCAGCCTACAACAGATGAAATTGTCTGGATGGTCGAGGCACTTGTGGCCTCGGTCCCGGTCCCACTGGAGCTTCAGCCACAATGGAGGTTCGTAGTTGAGAAGGTATTAGCTAGTTATAGGGACAGTGAAATTTCGATGAACATCGATGGGGTAGAATATGTAGAAGAAGTCAGTGGCGGCTTACCATCTGGCGTCCGCTTCACCTCGGTGTTTGGAAACCTGTGGAACGCTGCTCTGACTAATATCGTCCGCAGCCTGGCGACTCGGTTGTTAGGCTACGACCCCATTAAGCAGCTAGCTATTAAAGGAGATGACACTGCGCTCGTGTGTTCAACGGCAACGGAATGTTTGATAGTGCGTTATTGTTACATGGCTGTGAATGCTGTAGGTTTGGATAGCAAGTTTGGTATTTCACAAGGTCACTACGAGTTTCTTAGAAAGGAGATAGGCGTACGCGGTGTACGAGGCTGGCCCTGCAGGGCAATCGCTGCGATCACGCAGCGCAAACCCTGGCTTGCGCAACCTATGTCGCCGACAGCTCTGGTCGAAACAACAGCTTCAACCATTCGCACGTTAGAGAGACGGGTAGGCCGGAGCCTGCCTCAGATTCATCTTGCTAACAAACAAAAATGGAGCAAGTATTACTCACAGTCGCACATGTGGCTGGAACTTCCAGTTAGATTAGGCGGTTACGGTGTGTACCCCTGGCATGGGTGGGTTCCAAACGGACGATTACCACGTCCTACGAAGCCCGTGCTCAGGGTGGGTAACTTAGTCGATCGCGAAGTCGGTTACAGCTGGGAAACATTCACTGGCGAAGAAAACGCGAAAATTGTGCATGAGGAGGCCCAAATTAAAGTTGGCGCTGCGGACATTCCTGGAATTTCTGCAAGGTCGAATCGTTCCTGGGCAGAACAAGTGCGAAAGATTCGTGTGACTTGGGTCCGCTCGGGTGTCACGCCTGTTGTAGCCCCTATTCCTTCAGCGCCAGCAGTTATTGCGTCCGAATTCTGGCCTAAGCCAGGGCCTGGACGTCATGTGAGTGTAAACGATGCAAATCTTAGCCTGGAACTATTCCTTCGACAGTACAATGTCGTCTCAGCAGCAGGGATTAAGAAGAAAAGATTGGTTGAGTACTTGGAATACCACTTCCCGGTTATCTTCCAAAAAATGAGACACTATGAATACAGAGGTTGGCATCGCACTGATGCACTTGAGTTGGCCGCAGGTGGTACGCCCGCCGAACCATCTCATGCCCACCCTGCTGTAACTCCCTTCATCCTCGCTGGGATACGGCGTCACAATCCTCAAACCTGGGTTGGTCGTAAAGAAATAGCACTCAAACTATACGCGACTACATTATCACAGATGAGGTACGTGGCAACTCGAGCGTCCTACGCCTTCTTCAGGTGGTAGTAAGCGCTCAACAAAGAAGCCTAGGATTCTCCTAGCTTCCCTATCCGGAAATTATACAAGAACCAGTTGGGTCTTT